GGACTTGATTCGTTCAGACGTACAAAGGAATGGAAGCCAAGTAACGTAGGTGGCATGACTCCATACATAAGTGGCACACTCGCTTGATTGCACTTGTCTTAAAGCAATATGAAGTACAATAATTGACAGTATGCAGAATGAAATAATCAAGAACCCAGAACTAGAAATGCTACAAGCCAACAAAGAATCTGGCTTTAATTACAGAGAACGCAGACACGATGACTGGACTGAGAATTATACTCTATATAGAGATAAGGTTATCACAGATCGCTTGATTCAACGCCAAACAGTCAATATCCCTTTAATGAAACAGGTTATCAGAACACTCTTAAAAGATGTTGACGATATGCCAGTGCTGTACTTTGAGAACCTAGATGATGATAAGCAAGCAGAGAAGTTTAAAAACGAATACTGGAATATCACAGTTGACGAAAATAACATGGAGGTACAAGACATTGTTGACAAAAAACAGGTCTTTCACTTCGGTAGATCATTTGACCAATGGCAGATAGTCAATGGCAAGGTCAAGCAAACCATAGTAGACCCGATGGATATTCTCATTGATAGATACGCAGACCCCACTAATATTGATACTGCTCGCTTCTTAATTCACACTCATATCTTTACCCCCTTGAGTGTAATAGAACGCAATGAGATGTATGACAAAGAGGAAGTACGCAAACTTAAAATGTTCCATGCTTCTGAACTGGGTTTACTCAAGGCAGCAGCCAATCAAGAAATGCTTGAAGAGAAGAATGAAAAGATGGCAGATATGGGACTTGATGATGTTGATTCTCCAATCTTGGGTGAATCGTATGCAGAACTATCACTACACTTTGTGAAGAGAGCAGAGAGCGAGTCAGAAGAAGAACAATACTATATGTATGTTGAGGCAGATGATATGGCTATCTTAATGAAGAAGCCACTGGAAGAGGTCATAGGAAAAACGAAAGATAACTTCTGGAGAACACATCTTAACTACTGTACCTGGGCTGATGATGTAGAACGTCAAGACTTTTGGAGTGATGGCGTAGCTGATATTGTTCGACCTGCTAATAAGGTGGTTAATGCTTGGTTCAGTCAACTGGTAGAGAATAGAACACTCCGTAATTTTGGGATGCAGTACTTTGATAGTAGTATTGAGGGATTTAATCCAGGCACTTACCAAGCTCGCCCATTTGGTTGGTATGGTGTACCAGGAAACCCCAACGAGTTAATCAAGAGAATAGAGATACCAGACTTGAGCGAATCACTGGACGAAATGAACTTTGTTATGACTCTTATGGAGCGAGCCACAGGTGCTACCGCTACACAGCAGGGAGTGCAGACACAAAAGCAAATCACACTCGGTGAAGTACAACTGGCACTTGGTGAAGCAAAAGAGCGTATCAAGGGTATGAGTAAATTCTATACCCCAGCGTGGAAGAGAAGAGGGCTACTGTTTACTAAGCTCATTGAAGCAGGAGCAGACAAACTCGATGCAGTCAAGCTCTTTAAAAAGGGTAAAAACACTGATTCTATGTATTCAAGAGAGATCGCACCTAAAGACTGGATGACTGAGAACGGTTACAGATGCAAAGTATGGAGCATGGAAGAGAAGAACACCAATGATACCAACACATTACAGAAGATGAACCTGGCTAAACAGAATATGCCAAATAACCAGAAACTAAATGAGATATACCAACGTAAGATTCTTGAGTTTACAGGTCTTACACCAGAAGAGATAAACTCAGTTATGGAAACAGAGCAAGAGATGCAACAGGCAATGGTTATGTCTCAACAAGCTATGCTAGGAGCTACTACACAGATGCCACCACAGCAACAACCTATGCCACAACAAAATCCATTACAGGGTATGGCAATAGACAAAGTACAGGCTCTTAAGGCAATGTAGTATATAAAGGGATTCTAAATGTTAGATCAATTTTTACAGAAGCTAGGTTTGAAATATGATGATCTAAACTCTACAGAGAAAGAAACATATAGAGCAATGGCTGAATCATTGAGCCAATCACAGATAACACCAGAACGATTAAAAGACTATATACTCCAGATGAAAATGTCAGTCGAACATGAATTGATTGATGAGCCAGAGTTTAAGTTTATATTTCCTAACAGAAAGCATCTATTATTAAAAGCTCGACTCAAAAACTATATATTACTCGAATCATTTTTACTGTCACCAGATAAGGCAAAGAAAGCAATAGAAAACGCAATAGGAGTTAAAGTATAGGGGGTTAATATGCCATTAGGTAGAAACGTATCAAAAAATATCAGAGAGTTATACAAAGACAATAAAAAGACTGGTAAAGCTCGTGGCGCAGGTGGAAAAGCACGCTCACGAAAACAAATCATTGCTATTGCTCTTTCAAAGGCTGGTAAGAGTAAAAAGAAATAAAAGCGGTTGTTTGACAAGCGGTAGAACGACAACGTATCATATAACAAGATGAAAACATTTGAAGATTATCTAACTGTATTGCTCACTAAAGAGTTACATGAGTTAAACGCTGGCGAATTAGCTTTTCTTAAAGCTCGCCGAGACTATCTTACCCCACAACAGATTGAAAAGTATCAATTAGCAGTAGTAGTAGACATACATAACACGAAAGTCCAGTATGGCAGATCACAAAAAACCAACCCAAGAAGAACTTGACGCTCAGATTGAAGCATCCCTCAAAGAGATAGACACCACAGAAGAACCAGTGGCAGAGGTTGCGCCATCTGTTGAAGCTCCAGTAGAAGAACAACAACAAGAAGAAGCTGTTGAAGAAGAAGTAAAACCATCAGAGGAAGATAAAGAAACCCTAAAAAAGAGGTATCAAGACAGCTCAAGAGAAGCACAACTCCTATATAGCAAGAATAAGAAGATGGCAGAAGCCATTGAAAAGGTTGGTGAAGTCGAGATAACAGAAGATGAACTCAAAGCAGAGTACCAGGAATGGGAAATGATGACTGACTTTGAGAAGAAAATGGCTCGTGAATCAGCAGTTACCAAAAAATCATTGGCAGCTATTAAAGAAGCCACCAAAGAGTTTAAAGACATGGACGTATGGAATGGTAAGGTCGATGAGTTTATGGCTGATCCAAAGACTTTTATTTCTTATCCAGGATTAGAGGGAAAAGAAGATGAGTTTAAACTATTTACAGCCAAACCAACTAGAAGAGGTATTGATTTTGCAGACCTAGTAAGCGCATTTATGTATACCTCTGCACAAGCGAAACCAAAGAATAAGGGATCAATGATGCCAACAGGTACAGCAGGTGCGGATAAGAGTAAAAAGAGTGATGGCAAAGTCTCACTACAAGATGCACAGGTGTTACGCAGAACAAACTATAAACAGTATCTTGACCTACTCAAAGCAGGTAAAATAAGTGAAGAGATATAGCACTATATTGACAAATTAGACATTTAGGTCTATACATAGGGTATCTTCACAACCTCGTCATAGAGCCAGAAGTAAATAGTATTTATTTACGAAAGGAAATATGGCAGGTTCAGCCCGCGCGACTACGCTCGCCCAAGGTTTTTCAACCAAACTCCTCAAAGAGATGTATGATCGCTCTCTTACTGATATGATCGTCAATCGTGACTATCAAGGTGAGATCAATCAAGTCGGATCAAAATTGAACATTTTGAATCTCGATAGAATCTCTGAGAAAACCTACAACGGAAGTAACTTATCCGCTGATAGTTTGTTGGAAAACAACTCAGTATTAACCATAGACCAATTAAAGTCTTTCTACTGGAAAGAACTTACTTTGGATAACTGGAAATCTTACATCAAGAATCCTCACGCAACCGTGGTGACTCAAAAAGCCGATGAACGCAACAAAAACATGGATACCTATGTTCTTGGTTTATACGGTGATGTTGGAGCTGGTAACAGAGTCGGTACTGACTATACAACTGGTGATGTTACAGTCGATGTAACAACTGGTGCAGTCACAGGTAATGGTACAACTTTTACCGCCGCTATGGTTGGACGTGGCTTTAAAGCCGCAGGACACACAAAGTGGTATAGAGTTAAATCATACGCCTCTGCAACTTCTATCGTCATTGAAGATGACCTAGATGATGTTACGAGTGTCTACACTGGTGGAGCAATTGCTGGTGGTTCTTCATACACAATTGAAGCAGTCACCGCTATCTCAATTACCACTTCTAACTTGCTCGAAAAAGTTGCTTTACTCAAGCAAAAACTCGATCAAGCCGAGAAATATGGTTACAACGCAGTGCCTGATAGTGACCGCTTCTTGGTAGTCCCACCTGAGTTTGAAAACACGATGGTTCGTGCAACAGGTGTAGCTCTCCATGTGCCAGCAGTCTATCAAGACCTCGTTAAAAAAGGCTTTATCACTGAGTTGTTAGGCTTCAAGATCTTTAGATCAAACCGCCTGACTGGTGATAATACCAGTGGATACAGAATTATTGGTGGACACGCCAACTGGTGTACGTTTGCTGAAAAGCTGTTAGAAGCTGATATTGAAGAAGATCTGATTGGAAACTTCGGATCTGCTTACAAAGACCTCTTTGTATACGGTGCAAAAATTGCAGACTCACGCCGCCACATGGCAGCAGAGTTATTTGCAACTTTCGCATAAAGAGTAGTAAGTAACTAGAATTGTCGCCTGGTGTCCTAGAGTTAAACACACTAGGCCCAGGCACAATTTATAAGAAAGCAATATGGCAAAAAAATTCGAAATTAAATCAGAATTACCAGCTTACACTCAAAGCGAAATCACAAGGATTGAAGCAATTACTAGTACTTTACGTTCTGCTACTGAGACTGCTTTTCTTACTGCATTAACACCGTATTTATCTAATAGAGTTTTGCGTTACCGTACCTCTGGAATCTCTACAAAAGATTCATCTACTGACACCATCATTGAAGCTGAGGGCAATACCCTACCAAGCGGATATGAGGGTTTTGCAGTCGGTGCTATCTTTAGAGACCTAGACAAAGCAGGTAACAACGTCTATTTCAATACAGGTACAACTAGTGCAGCAGTATGGACACAAATGGGAACTGGCGGTGGCTCTGCCTCTCCAAGTCTCTCACCAAGTCCTAGCGCATCTCCTAGCTCAAGTGCAAGTGCAAGTACGAGTCCTAGCGCATCACCTAGTAGATCAGCTAGTGCATCACCAAGTGTTAGTGTTAGTGCATCTCCAAGTGCCAGCACGTCACCCAGTGTCAGCGTTAGTGCTTCACCTAGTGCAAGTGTCTCACCTAGCTCTTCCACAAGTCTCTCACCGAGTCTTAGTGCAAGTCCTAGTGCAAGTGCTTCACCAAGTGCTTCACCGAGTCCAAGCTCGTCTACAAGTCAATCTTCATCAATCAGCTCTTCAATTTCTCTCTCTCCATCTCACCCGATTGTTTGATGTTGACTATAAGCGGTTGAATACCCTAGACTATACAATATGTCTGGGGTTTCAATCGTTATAGCTGCAAGAAACGAAAAGTATTTACCAAAAACTGTAAATGATATTTTAGCCAAAGCTCACGGAGATATTGAGCTTATTGTGGTACTCGATGGTTACTGGCCAACTGAATACTCAAAAGACCCACGAGTAAATTATATTCACTTCACTAATCCTAGAGGGATGCGACAGGCTCTTAATTCAGCAGTGGCCATCGCTCGCAAAGAATATTTGTTAAAGTCTGATGCACATTGTATGTTTGCTGATGGCTTTGATGAGGTGCTTAAAAAGGACTGTAAAGACAATTTGGTAGTTGTACCACGTAGATACCCACTAGAACCCGAAAAATGGGTAATAGAAGAGCGTACAGATGGCAAGTATCCGATAGACTATATGATGCTTAGTGATACTCTACAAGGAATCCCACATAAAAAAGAAAACGACAAGAAAATAGATGATCTGATGACCTCACAAGGGTCTTGTTGGTTTATGAAACGTACCTACTTCAAAGAACTTGAATTACTAGATGTTAAGACATATGGTTCATTCTTCCAAGAAATGCAGGAAATAGGGTTAAAATGCTGGCTCTCTGGTGGTGAAATGAAAGTAAATAAGAATACTCACTATTGCCACTGGCATAAGACCGATGGAAGGGGCTATTCTTTACCTAGAGGAGAACAAGAAGAAACCCGAAAGATGGTAAATAGATGGAAAACTGAAAAGATGTTTAGTAAGCAAATACATAACCTTGAATGGTTATTTGAAAGGTTTAAATGATAAAAGATCGTATAGAACTAGCTCAATACATGGGTGATAACCTATTTAGAACTGGAGCAGAAATAGGCGTGGCAGATGGTCGCTACTCTGAAATACTATTTAAAAATATACCTGGATTGCACCTCTATGGTGTTGATCCGTACGCACCGTATGAGGGCAACTGGAGAAGTGCAGAGTATCAAGAAAATGCGTGTAGAGCAGCACTTCAACGACTCAAACCGTATAACTTCTCACTGTTTCGCAATACTAGCCTAGAAGCAGCTAGTTTTCTACCAGATAAGACATTAGATTTTGTATTCATAGACGGAGATCATACTTTTAATAACGTGATGCTTGATATACTCCTATGGACACCAAAGGTGAGAAAAGGTGGCATAGTCTCAGGCCATGATTATTACAATCATAAGGCTGGAGGTGTTATACCAGCGATAAATGCTTATTGTGAAGCAAACAAGATAGATATGAACTTAACACTTAAAGGAGTAGCAGAGCATAAGGACGACCAATGCCCTTGTTGGTGGTTTATTAAACAATGATGACAGTTATTTATTACACTAGCAATCATCTTGAGACTACTAACCCAGTATTTCTTGACAATACAAAGAGACAACTGGCAAAGGCTATCGGTGATCTACCTCTTATCTGTGTATCACAAAAACCAGTAGAGAAGTTTACTCATGGAGAGTATGAAAACGTAGTACTTGGTGATATTGGACGTTCACACTTAAACATCTATAGACAGATACTAGAGGGAACTAAACGAGCCAAAACGCCCTATGTAGCGATGGCAGAAGACGACATACTGTACTCTTATGAGCATTTTCACTCTCAAGAGATACTTAAAAACCTCAAACCAGATGTATTCTTATATGACATGATGAAACTATCACTTTTTACCTGGAGTACTCCACAAATCTTTTCATTCAGAACGAAACGAAAAGTAGTCAATCAGCTTATAGCACCACGAGATTATTTAATAGATGCGCTAGAA